TGGTGGTATGGAATTTGAAGATCGCTGATAACTAAATATCGCTTAATCGTCATCCTCATCGTCAGTTGGATCTATGGATGGAATGATGCCACCATCACCTACGACCCAATCAGGAAAAGTCTTATGCTCGGTCATTAACCAGAATGCGTGCTCTGGTGTAAATCCTGCTTTACGAGCTGCTTTATAGCATTCGTGCAACGCAATGTAATGCGCATCAATCTTTGTTGGATCAGGAGTTTGGCGAACTACGCGACGATTGATCTTTTTGCGTTTGATAGGTTTTCGTGTGTTCGCCATAATATAAATTATCGCTTAACTATTAGAGAATACAGATCATCAACACGCTGTTCTAATCGATCAATCGAATCACGCAAACTTGACCCACCATTAGGCTTAAGTTCTTGTAAATAGGATTTAATAACCCAGCGCAGACCCACTAATAAACTTGTAGATATGGCGCATACGCCAACGGCAATACCAACCCATTCGTTCGCTGTCATTTCGCATTAACGCCATAATCAGCTTCTTTACCTGAACTTGGATCAATTGCTTTAGCAAGAGGTGCAATTAACGCACCTGCAAGAATTGCAAGTTCTGGTCGAATGTCTGCAACGATTGCCAATAGGACAGTGATACCAGAGGCTGCAACAGCTCTTAGATATGACTTAATTGCTGCTTTGTGTTTCTTGGATAGTTTCATTATTTGCCTCCTAGTAGTGGGATGTTAAAAAACTCGCCTTTTTGATTTGCTTTGAATGAAACATGAATGTGTTTGTGATGCGAATTGATGCCTCTGTATTTCCGCCATTTCCAACCCAACAATGGGGATGCAATTTTGCCAACATGGATTATGTAACTAATTCGCTTATCAGTTTTTGCAGCAACTCTAATTTGCTCGGCTAAGTAAATGCTCATCTCAGGCTGATCGCATAATTTGGCATCGACATCAATAGCACAAACTTCACCAGTATTAGGCAGCGGATTGTGATCGCTCTTAGTATTTTGGTGTTTTTCGTTCCCGATCCAACCATCCGACTTGCGCGATCTATCGGCAAAACTGTCGTCAATCTGCTCACGCATTTGAACAGCAGCTTTAGATAACCAAGCCTTCATTAGCCAAGTATCGTTTGAAGTTCATCGGCAGTTAAACCAATACGATCAAGGATTGCTTGTTTAGCAACAACCTTTGCTTCTGCTTCTGCTTTTCTTGTTTCTGCTTCGGCTTGGTCTGCTTGATAAACTTTGTATTCGGCAGCAGTCATTTCTCTGTCAATGTATTCGTCTGCTGTTGTGTATATTCTTATCATTGGCTTAGGCATTAGTTTACTCCGTAAATGTATATTGATCCGCTGCTAAAAGTGCCTGAATTGACACCAAAGGTTAATGTAGTGATTGCTGCTGTATTGTTCCAATTATGTCTGCTTGATATGTAATTCTCTATTGAACCAATAGATTGACCTCTGCTTTGTATTTGAATTGCTTTGTATGCAGTACTGTCATATCTTGGCACATTCATTTCAAAAGTAAATACAGTATTAAATGCTGTGCCTGTGCCACAATTACCAAAATTACCAGCAGTCGTTGTTGTGCTGTCATTTGCTGGATTTCCCGCACCACTCATAATTGCATTTGAGTAATTATAGTTTGAACCAGTATCGCCATTTAATCTAAAGAAAACTGCAACATTTGTTGATGCACTAATTCCATTGCCAACAATATACAAATGTTTATAAGATGTGCTTAATGTGCTAGAAGTAACACTTGCACCAGAACAGGTTAAAGTTTGTAATAAAACCATACCACCACCAGGAGCAGGATCAGCCCATGATGGCACTCCGCCAGCAACAGTTAATAATTGACCAGTCGTTCCAATTCCAAGTCTAGTTTTAACATTAGCAGTTGATGAACGATAAGCAATATCACCAAGAGTTGTTTCAGGATTTAAGTTCTTTGTTGTTGTATCAACTGATGAACCGAGCGTGCGAATAGCAGCTGCGCCATCTTTGACCAGAGCGGTGTCGTCTGGTGTTGTCCATCCATAATTGGTAGTGGTTGCCATATTGTCCTTTATCTCAGGCTACGATTGTAGCGTATTCCCATGTTAAAGTTGGGCTTAAAGTGTTCCAAGCCTCCGTAATTGGTGTTGTATTCCAACGCATCGCCACTTGGCTAAACTCAACAGGCGAAACATTGATTGTTAAAAACAGCTCATTAAATCTTGTACTCCATGACCAGCCCTCAACATAACCCTCAAACTCGCCATTAGATATTTGAGTTGGCAGGTTTTTGATATTGACTGGCATTCCCATAAATACACCCAATAAATCATCGCGATCAGCGTTATCGATTTCTGGGTTAGTTATCGGAAAGGTTATGGATTGAAATGATGGTCTTGGATAAGCTCTTTGAGCAATATAACGATCAGCGATTGCTTGAGCATCGACAGCTCCATGAATCCTAGAATTGATAGTTTCGGCTTTGTAGCCATATAAGGCAATTGATGCGGCATCACTAGCTGTTTTCTGTGATCCATAATTGTTGCCATAATTTATGTAAATATCATTTCTAACATCTGCTGAACGCATAACAGTTGAAAGACCAGCACCTAAAGCATGGTCAGCATCTAATTCAACATAACCATTGGTTAATAGATAATTTTGTCTGTGGTCTGCATCTGCATAACCTATGTTGCCAGCATTATCCTCATAAATATAACCAAATGCTGAACTAGCAATATCTGAAACAATGTTGTAAATCGTGTCAGTTGTAGTTGGTTGATGTTGCATTGTGTAAAGACCGGGTTGATCTATTTCACCTAATCCTAGATTAATTGCATTTGCCCAAGTTTCGGTTGCATCATAAGTTGACCATTGTGTAGCTGCTGGCACATCATTCCAAGTTCCAAGTAATACGCTGGAAAGAATGTCATAGATTTGGTTGCCATCCTCATCCTGTGGAATGTTGTCATCCCAAATTTCTTTGGTTAATTTAGCAAGTGAACCCATAGCCAAAAGCGTGTATTGAACAACTGTGGCTGCTGCACCTGTTTGTAAAATTCCTACTGTAACATCCGTTAAATCTCCACCAAATAATGAAACATAAGATCCGGTTGAGTCTTTAACTTGCAAGTCAAAAGAATTATTAATGTCAAATGGAAGTGTTTGGTTATTTAATGCAACCAGCGTAACTTGCATATATGAAGGAAGTGCCTGTTGGTAGATGTCAGATCGACCTGCTTGGTGTTGGACATCTGAAATGGTTATATCAGTATAATCAACCCCACCGACAGTTAGTTTCCAGTCTGGTGTAAATGCTGACATTAATTGACTCTATCTCGTAACGCAGTTACCGATCTAGCTGCTTGACTGTTCAGAGTGGTTGCGATATCTCTTGCAGTTCGTTCAGGATCTATTGCACCTGTTACATAAATGTTTGTGGTGTTGCCACCTGCTTGACCAAATGGAGTTGCACCAAAAGGAACTGGGGTTGGAATTAACGCTCCAGCTTGTCTTTCTAAGACAGCAAATTCGGCTGTTAATTTGTCAAATTGTGCTGCTGCTGCTTTTTGGCTTATGCCATTAGTTGCCACTTGGAATGTTAAATCTGTAAAAGCATCATTGACTGCGGTTAATCTTTTAACTAAATCATTTGCGCTAGTTGCGCCTAATACTCCAGTAGCACCTACTCCACCGCCACCACCAGCTCCGCCACCACCTACTGCACCACCGCCACCAAATCCACCAGCTGCAACTGCACCTGCAACCGCACCTGCTACGCCTTGACCCAAACTGCTTAATTGACTAAATCCTGTGCCAGTTGCTCCAGCTGTTCCACCACTACTACCAACTCCACCGATCTGTGGGATATCAACTCCCGGAATTCTATTGACTGCTCTAATAATTACATTAATAGCATCGATCGCTTTATTAACTATGCCACTAATTACACCTAATACATTTGAAATTACATTAATAACAACTGCTGCAATATCACCAACAACATTTAATGCTGCACCAATAGTAGTGCCAATAATAGGAGCAAGAGATTTAACTACATTAAAGAATGATTGGAATTCATCTATGTTTTCTCGGATAGCACCTTTAATATCATTAAACGCATTTATCGCACCATCTATAATTGGCAATAAGAATAATTTAACACCATCTACAAATTCAAATAAGCCCTCACCTAATCCACCTGCTCGACTGCTAAAAGCATCGGCTACGCTTTGAATTACTGGTAATACATTGTTGCTAAAAATCTGAGTTAGTTTTAATACAATAGGCAATAATGCTTCGCCTATCTCTGTGCGGATGTTGCTTAATTGGGCATTAAGAATTCTTTGTGAGTTAGCCAAGCCATCGGATGTTCGTTGGAAATCGCCTTGAGCAGCAGATGTTTGTTGATAGATTAACTCTTGAGCTGCTAGAACTTTTTGCTGTGGTGTTAGGGCTTCCTTTGTAGTTCGGATTATGCCCAAAGAGAGCGCAGCTTGTCTTAGGCTGGCATCATCTAATAAGACACCATATCTACGCAACGGCTCGGTTTCGCCTCTTAGAGCGGCTCCTATGGCCTGTATTGCATCCTCTGGAGATGTGTTATTAAAAGATGCTAAGTCAGATGCTAGTGTGGTGAAATCTGTTGAAAACTTAACAAGATCATCTCCGGCTAAACCAGCGGATGATCCAAAGATAGCAAATGTAGATGCAGCGTCTAAAGCCTGTTGTTTAGTCTGACCAAGTGAAGCAGCAGCAGACTCAGCAAATGCTTCGATCTTTGATGCGCTATCGCCAAATAAAACACCTACTTTGGAAACGGACTCTGATAGATCGGATGCAGCTTTAACGCCATCAACTGCGATTTTAATTGCAAATGCGCCAACGGCAGCAGTCGCAGCAGCTAAAGCAAGTCCGGCTTTCTTGCCAAACTCTCCTAACTTATCGCCAAAACTCTGAGTCTTTTTTTCTCCTTCATTCATTCCTGCAACAAAGTTTTTGGTTTCCGCTAGGATCTCAAGCTTTAAGGTACGAAAATCTTTAGCCATTAGTTACCCCAAACCTTGACAACATCATTCATTTCATTAGTCCAACGCTCGGTTAGTTCAGGCTGAATGTCGCGAAGTGTCGGATAGATAAACCAACCTCTTGACCCGCCTCCATAGCGACCCGACCAGTTTGGAAACTGCTTAAATCTAGTTGATCCAAATTCAAGTCCTCGCCATAACATTTGAGTTGTTGCTCCACCACTAAAACGCTGACCTGCGAATCCGTACGATAAACGACCAGTCTTTGATGTCTTTGATATTGTGGCACCATCCACAACTCTTTTAGTGGCTGCACCTGCTTTTTGTCGTCTAGCACCCGCTGAAGCAATTTCATTTTTTGCGAAAGTAGCCAAATCATAAGAAACAATTTTAGCCTTCTCGGTTGCATCTTCGCCCATGAGAGTAAAAGCCTTGGCAAGTTGGCGCAGCTCTTTTTTGGAGAATGCACTAAGTTCAACTTCGGCCATTCCTTTTCTCCAATATCTCTAAAGCTGTCAATATGTCGTCTGCGTCAGTCCATTCACTCATTGGTATTTGAGTTGCGATTGCCAACTCAACCAATAATCTACTTACGCTTCCTGCTGTGTGGCTTTTGGGGAAACATCACCGACTATTACATCTGTAACTGTTTCACTCCATACATCAAATGCTTTGACTGGTTTACCAGCTGCTTCGCGTTTGTGTGCATGGTAAGCAAGAAACATAAGATCACTTATGCCCATTTTTTCCTGAGCTTGTGCGATTGTATGTCCGGTTTGCTTTTCCCATTTTTGCCACTCAGGCGGTTGGGCTACATAAGTTGCTTGCTCGCCTGAGTTGTATTCAATTGTGATTGGTAGTTTCATTAGTTGCTCCCGTTTCTATTTTTTAACTAAATGACTCTGCTGGCACTCCAATAACTTGGAATGTTAAAGATACAGTCTGTGCATCATTTCCTGCACCACCGGCTGATGGCCATGACGGTAGCACTTGGAATGTAAATTGTGCGCCTGATGCAGCTGTAAATACTGTGCTGATTCCTGTGTTTGGTGCTGACTCTGTTACGCCCCATAGAATCTCACATAGAGATCCTGCTGCGCCCCAGTCTGCCAACATTTCAACAGCGAGTGTGAAATCGTTATCGATAACTTTGTAGGCTTTGCCATCTAAAGTTTCGTATGTTTGGCGATTTGTTTCGCCAGTTAGAATTGCGCTTGTTGCTTGAGCATCGAAAGTGTTACCACCGATAGTGAAGGTAACATCTCTGCCCGTAATTACTGTGGTAGGCACTTGAACTCCTTAGATTGTTTGTGTGTAGTAGGTTGAAACATTGATGTCAGAAATCAACATTGTTGATGCTCCAACATTTTGGACTGTTGGTCTTTCGACCTCTCCGACAATATATCCATTTGGAATTACTGTCAGAATGCTCATTATTAGTTGCTCGATATTATCGAGTGATGCAGGATTGCTGTTATATGCAACAACAGCAGAAATAGTTAAATTAATCTTTACTCTTACTTGACTTTTACCAATTGTTTCAATTTCAAGATATGGAGAATCTGGGATTAAAACCACGCATGGAGGCATAGGACTCTCTGGAACATGATTGTAAACATTTGCTGAAACGCTTGCTAAAGCTGTGGCAAGTGGTTGTCTAACTGTTGCAAGAATTGTTGAAACTGGCATTATTGAGCCATGCTTTCGGTATCAATATAAGAACCGAGTAAGCCAACGCATTTATTAAATAATGATCGACCCATTCTAAAAGGTGTAGCTGTAAAATCTACTCCTTCGATTTGTCCTCCGCCTGCAAGTCGGGCTTGGAAGACTTCAACTGAAACTGTGTAGACGGCTGATTGAACAGCTGCATTTCCAACATAAGTTGATCCGCCAGAAAGGGCAGCAACTCCGGATGGG